GTGGTTACGGCTATTAATTGGGTTTGCACGGGTACAAATGGAAGTGTCACATCATCTGCATCTGGTACGGCTAATTTAGGTTCGCCAAACCCAGCAGAATTTGTTCCATATGCTGACATTACACAACAGATGGCTTATACATGGGTTTCTCAATGCATCAGTATGCCGGGCTTTGAGGCGCAAGTTGGAGCGCAAATATCGGCATTGTCTCAACCAGTGACGCAATCACAAGCGCCACCATTTTTGTAAGAGGGAAAAATGGATAATCTTGAACTTAATTTCAAATTTACCGTGGCAGAAGCAAATATCATTGCTGCTGGCCTTGGAAAGCTGCCTCTTGAGGCAGGCATTACTGTTTATGAAAAGTTAAAAGCGCAAGCAGAACCGCAAATGCAGGCAGCGCCTGTTGCTTCAGAAGCTGCGCCTGAAACACTTGCTGCTGAATAATATGGATTAAATATGGACCCGTTTACGCTTATAGCCGCAGCCACAGGTCTGTATTCTTCTATTAAGTCAGCCGTTGAAGCTGGACAAGATGTCATGGAGACTGCTGAAAAAATCAGCAGTCTTTTTGCAAAAGTGGGGCAAATTGTTACGATTGCCTCATCTCCACGCAAGAAAAAATTGTTTCAATCTCAAGCTGAATTTGAGGCTGAGGCTGTTAAAATATATGCTGCCAAGGCTAAAGCCCTTGAGATGCAACAAAACGTAAAGAATATGTTTGTTGCTCAATACGGTCCTGCGGCTTGGGACGGCATTCAACGGCAAGTTATTGAAATGCGTAAAGAAGCAGCGAGAGAGGCGGCAGCGGCGCTAAAGGAACAAGAAGAAAACCGCAAGGATGCTATTATGATTGCAAGCATTGTTGGTTTTCTTGTCTTGGGTATTGGTGTAATTGGTGTAATCCTTATGATAACGGTAAAATAATGGACGAAAATCACTTTGATTTTGGCAAAATTATCAATATGGCATTCCCTATCTTAGTGGCGGCTATCGGATGGTTATTGTCCCAAATCACAACTTTAAACACCAAGGTTCAAGACCTTGAAAGCAAAATGCCTATGTTGATTACTGCCCAAGGCGTTCCTACAGATAGTCCTATTTCGGCAGAAGCAAGATATAAATTACGGGACGAATTGACTAAAGAAATTAATGATTTAGCTGTAAGAGTTCGTATTTTGGAAAAAGTAACGGAGGGAAAATAATGGACATTCTGAAAACTTTTGGCCCCCTAATTGGGTCCGTTGCTCCTACCATCGCTACCGCTCTGGGTGGCCCTATTGCTGGCATGGCGGTTAAAGCTGTATCAAATGCCCTCTTCGGCCATGAAAATGGCACTGAGGACGATATTATGTCGGCTCTTGCCAATCCAACGGGTGATCAGTTGGCTGCGCTGAAAAAGATTGATGCTGATTTCAAAGTTCAAATGAAATCTTTAGACATTGATCTGGAAAAGATATCGGAAGAAGACCGTGACTCAGCCCGCCAGATGCAAATTGCAACGCGGGATTGGATCCCCCGTGTATTGGCGGTTGGCGTCACGCTTGGGTTTTTTGGGATCATCGCTTACATTTTGCACTTTGGCCTGCCCGCGACGGGTGGAGAAGCCCTTTTGATGCTGATCGGTACGCTTGGCACGGCTTGGACGAGCGTTATGGGCTTTTATTTTGGCTCATCTGCTGGTTCTAAGCAAAAGACAGATGCCCTTACCGCTTCTTTGGGGAATAAGCCGTGAAAGATAATTGGGAACAGTGCTTTGCCCTTATTCTTAAAAATGAGGGCGGTTATGTGGATAATCCGAAAGACCCCGGAGGATGCACTAACCTTGGCTGCACGAAAGCGGTTTGGGAGGAATGGGTAGGTCATGAAGTATCCAAGGAAGATATTCGGGCGTTAACCCCTTCCGATGTGATGCCGTTGTATAAGAAACGCTACTGGGATGCTATAAAAGGCGACGATCTCCCAGATGGGGTGGATTATGCAGTCTTTGATCTTGCGATCAATTCGGGGACGGGTAGGGCGGCAAAAACCCTTCAGTCGGTACTTGGTGTCAATGCAGACGGCCAAATCGGGCCAGCCACAATTGCTGCTCTTGAAACGGCAAACCCTCGTGAGATTGCAACGGGAGTCTGCGAAGCCCGATTAGCCTTTTTGCAAAGCCTTCCAACTTATGCTACTTTTGGCAAAGGTTGGTCACGGCGCGTTGCTGAAGTTGAAGAAATCGCGTTTAAGATGGTTGGATAATCATGTCTCTTACATACTCGTCATACGTTCAACAAATTGCAACGATGGCGGTTGTGCCTGTAACCGACACTAATTACACGATTATTATCCCATCTATGATTGATTATGCCGAATTGCGTATGCAGCGCGATTTAGATTTTCTTAGCACTCAAATCAGCACCACGGCTTATTCGTTTACATCGGGCAATAATCAATTAACTATTCCAACATCTCAATTCATTGTTGCTCAGACATTTGAAGTTATTGATGGGTCTGGAAATTCCACGCCCCTTACCCCTGTGACTAAGGAATATATTCAAAATGTCTACGGATCGGGATCAACTCAAGGCTTACCGCAATATTTTGCTGTTTATGGTGGTGATACTGCTACTACTGGTAATACTTCGCAATATATGACTGTTGGGCCAATTCCCAATTCTAATTATAGTGTTCGTTTGACAGGTACTGTGCGTTCAGCGCCTTTGTCGGCCAACAATACAACAACATATATTAGTACATATTTGCCAGATATGTTTATTATGGCCTCCATGATTTACATTTCAGCGTTTCAACGCAATTTCGGCAAAATTAATGACGATCCGCAGATGGCTCAGACATATGAAGCCCAATATCAAGCATTGAAATCAAGTGCTTTAATTGAAGCAAATCGTGCAAAATTTGAAGCCGCTGCTTGGACTTCTTATTCCCCTGCTCCTGCTGCAACGCCAACGAGGGGATAATTTATGCCCCACGCAACAATTAAACTTAAACCCGGTGTTGAGACAAATACGACATTTGCTCTTAACGAAGCTGCATATTCAACATCACAATTGATTCGGTTTTTGCCCGAACGAAACGGGCTGGGCCTTGCTCAAAAACTAGGTGGGTGGAAGAATTATTTAAATTCTTCTATTGGTTCTTCTATTAGGTCTCTTAAAGGTTGGGCAGATTTAAATTCTAACAATTGGTTAGGTATTGGTGCTGAATCATCATTATCTGTATCATTAAATGGTAGTTCTCCTCCTCAAAATATTACTCCTCAATTAACGATTACGGATACAACTCCTAATTTTGTAACTTCATATCCAACTAACACTAATCTTGTTACATTTATAGATTCAAATATTTCTGCAACAACATTAGACTATGTTAATTTTACAACGCCTGTTTCGGTGGGTGGATTAATATTAAATGGCCCATACGGTATATATACAGCGGCAGGGAACCAATATTCTATATTGGCAAGTGGTGGTGCAACGGCAGCAGTTAGCCAAGCAATTGTTACTGGTTCCATTTCTGGAACAACATTAACAGTTACGGCTGTTACAAGTGGTACAATTTCTTTAAATCAAACCCTTTCTGGTACGGGAATTGTTCCGGGTACTCAAATTATAGCTTTTGTTGGCGGTTCTGGCGGCACGGGAACCTATACAGTAAACATAGACAAAACGGTATCTTCAACGACAATTACTGCAAGTGGCGGCGTATCTTATACATTTTCAACAACGGCTAATTCCGGTATTGTAACTGGATATTTGCCAAATAATACTTTTGTTCCAAACAACACTTTATATGTTAGTATTCCTACAACCATAGGTTCCTTGGATGCGGGATATTTTACAACAGGTAGGATTTACGTAATTTTAACCACTGGAACAACAACGTGGACATCTATTGGTGCAGCTAATAACAATGTTGGTACTGCATTTATAGCAACTGGTGCAGGTTCTGGAACTGGCAAAGCATTATATGTACCAGTAAATAATGTGACGGGTGGTTCATTTGTTGTTGGAACCCGTTATATAATTACTTCTGTTGGATCAACTGATTTCACATTAATTGGCGCTTCTTCCAACACAGTTGGCGTAGTTTTTACTGCAACTGGAGTTGGTTCTGGCAGCGGAACGGCAACGTATGTTCCAACTACCAATACTACTGTTTCAGGCAGTTACACGATTATTGATACTCCGGCAACAAATGGAGCATTGACAGCAGGTCAATTTACGTTTGCCGCTACAACTTCAGGTTCAATTACAGTTGGACCAACACCGATTAATGATGGGAACATTGATACTTACTGGTACATTTCTTTAGGCCCACAACAGACCAGAACCGGATTTGGCGTTGGTGGTTTTGGTGTTGGCGGATTTGGTGTTGGTTCGGCTCAAGCGCAAGGTTCTGGAACTCCAATTACGGCAACGGATTGGACATTAGATAATTTTGGACAAGTTTTAGTTGCCTGCCCAGCAGGAGGGCCAATTTATTCTTGGAATCCTAGTGGTCAATTGCAACAAGCCCAAATTGTTGGCGGCAATAGTCCATTGGTTAATTCTGGCATTTTTGTTGCCATGCCTCAGCGTCAAATTGTGGCTTACGGTTCTTCGTTCACGCTTCAAGCCGATCCTATGTTAGTGCGCTGGTGTGATGTTGGAGATTACACTTCATGGAATGCCACTGTAATCAATCAGGCGGGTTCCTACCGTATTCCAACAGGGTCTAAGATCGTTGCTGGTATTCAAGGGCCACAACAAGGATTGCTTTGGACTGACTTAGATTTATGGGCCATGCAATACGTTGGGACACCCTTGGTTTATGGGTTCAACAAAATTGGTTCTAATTGTGGTGCAGTAAGCCGTCACTGTGTAGGTCAGTTAAATGGCGCTGTTTACTGGATGTCGCAGAAACAATTCTTTATGAGCATTGGTTCTGGCCCACAGACCATTCCATGCCCAATTTGGGATGTTGTTTTTCAAAATATTAATACTTCATATTTTTACAAAGTATGCTGTGGTGTAAATTCTCAATTTAATGAAATAACTTGGTATTACCCATCCGCAAATTCCACTGAAAATGATTCTTATGTAAAATACAACTATGTTCTCCAGCAGTGGGATTACGGAACCCTTGGCCGCACGGCATGGATTGATCAATCAGTGCTTGGCTCACCTATTGGAGCAGGTTCTGATACATGGCTATACCAGCATGAAATGGGCAATGATGCTGTATATAATGGTCAAACAACGGGTATGCAGTCCTCGTTTAGCACGGGTTATTTCCAGTTAAATGAGGCTGATAATTTGGTTTTTGTGGATCAAATTTGGCCTGATATGAAATGGGGTACGTATAGCGGTAACACTAACGCTACTGTGTATTTGACCATTAATTACACTAACTACGCTACAGATACGGCTACATCACCGTCCACTAGCTATTATTCTGGCTCACCGTCTGGAACAATTAGTTCAATTACGTTCCCGATGACGCAATCAACAGAGTATATTTCTTGCCGAATCAGGGCGCGTTATATGTCATTTTCCTTATCATCTACTGATACGGGAACTTTCTGGCGGCTTGGCGCGGTTAAATACCGTTACCAAATAGACGGGAAATTCTAACTATGGCTAGTTTAGACGATATTTTAACCACTCAAAAGAATGGCGTTATTGCGATCAATAGCCTTGTTGGTTATTTGTCTACAATTGCTGGAAATACGACAAGTCTTGTTACGGGGGCAACTTACGCTATTCCGACAACGTCATGCCCTCCAGTTGTAGCCACCACAACGCAAGTGTTTACGGGTAAAGGACTTTTATATAGCGTTTCTATTCCGTTAACATCTGGCTCAAACCAAGTGCTTTTATATGATTCTGCAACAACGGGCGGCATATCTAATGCCAATTTGATATACCAATCTCTTGCCGCTAATGCTGCAAACTTTGTTCCTTATCGGGATATTCGCATTCACGTAACCAATGGATTGGTAGTTGTTGCCCAAACGGGTATGTCCGCAGTTATCTCTTATACACCTAATATTTGAGGATAGTCATGCCATTGCACCACGGTACAAGTCAAAAGACGATCAGTTCAAATATCAGTGAAATGATACATTCAGGCCATCCGCATGATCAGGCTATAGCTGCGGCTTTACACATGGCACGGTCTGGAAAAGCCAAGGGTGGAAATATTCCAACGCCATTAACTAATCGGGACATTCCTGACGCCGCAGCCAAGGATGCACGGGCGCACGTTGGGCCAATTCAAGCAGCGGTGGCAGGTCGTACAGACCATCTAAATATGCACGTCCCCGCTGGTAGCTATGTCATTCCCGCAGATATTGTATCTTCCTTGGGAGAAGGCAACACGGATGCTGGGTTAAAGATATTGGATAGTTTATGCCATGATTGGCGAGTTCCAATGCGGGATGCTTTTGCAAAAAACAACAAGCAGGGTGCAGATCGTGAGAATGATTCAAATCTTGCCCCTATTGTGGCGGCGGGTGGGGAATATGTCATTCCTCCTTCTGTTGTTCGTAATATCGGGCATGGTGACATTACCGCTGGGCATAATCTGTTTGATGGTTTTGTGGTTTTGGCTCGTAAAGATTTGATTAATACACTGAAGAAATTACCGGGACCAAAGTCTGATTGAGGGATCAAGATGATAGTTACTGAGGGAAAAAAGCGAGTTCGGTTATCTAAGAGTCAAAGAAAAGCACGGGGGCCAGTNAANTTAGTAGAAACCCCATGCCATGTTCGGATTGGCACAAAAGAAGACCTTTTTGACATTCTTGCTTTGGCTAAGTTGGTGCATGAAGAAATTGGCTTGTTTGACTTTAATGAAACAAAAGTGGCTGAAGCCATCTGGCCTCCTTTAAACCAAACTGGCGGCATTGTCGGTGTAATTGGCGATAAAGGTAAGTTAGAAGGCGGTATTGTGCTTAGAATTGCCAATTATTGGTATTCTGATAAACAATTTTTGGAAGAAATGTGCGTTTTTGTGCATCCAGATTATAGAAATGCCAAAGATTCTCGTATTCAAAAATTGATAACTTTTACTAAAAAAGTGGCCCATGATTTAGATTTGCCACTTACAATAGGGGTCTTATCAAATAGCCGCACTAATGCTAAGATTGATTTATACAGGCGTAATTTTGGTGATCCTGTAGGAGCCTTTTTTCTTTGGGGCGCAAAAACTGGTTCTGATGCTGATTCAGAAGAATAGTTAAGAGGTTCGTTATGGGTGGTCAAACGGCAACTACGACATCAACATCTGCTCCTCCGCAGATGGTTCAGGATATGTACAAGTACATTACTGAACAGGGTAAGGCTCTTCAGCAACAGCCGTATCAAGCCTACACTGGTGAATTAGTTCCGGGCATGAATGCCACCCAACAAGCCGGACTCGCTCAGGCAAATCAATATTCTACGGCGGCGCAACCTTATTATCAGCAAGCGGGTCAAATGACCCAAGATGTCTATAAAGGTTATAGCCCACAAGGTTATCAGCAAGGCGTTCAGGGATATATGAACCCTTATTTGCAGAATGCGGTCGGCGCTACAACGGCCCAAATGCAAAATGTCAATCAGCAGCAACAGCAGCAATTGTTGGGTAACGCTATTTCACAGGGCGCATTTGGCGGCGACCGTGGCAATATTGCTCAAGCGGCTCTTATGGGTCAGCAAAACCTTGCATTAGGCCAGACAATTAGCGGCATGGAAAACCAAGGTTATCAAAATGCCGCCCAAAATTATATGGCTGGGCTGCAAAACCAAGGAAATATGGCTAATCAATATGCCAATTTAGGTACAAATGTTCAAAACATGGGTATGGCTGGCGCTCAAGGTCTTATGACGGCAGGTGCTGTACCATATGCTGTACAACAGGCTCAAGACGCGGCTCAATATCAGCAATTTGCTCAACAACAGGCCTATCCTTGGCAGACGCTTGGTAGTTTGGCTAACATGGCTTCCGGCCTTGGTGCTGGTCAAGGCGGCATGAGTTCAACCACATCTCCCGGCCCCAATATGATGAACACATTTTTGGGTCTTGGAACTGCTCTTTTAAATATGTCCGATGAGCGCACCAAAGATAATATGGAGCCAATCGGTAAAACTTTTGATGGTCAAAACATCTATAAGTTCAATTATAAAGGCGATCCTAAAACAAATATTGGCCTTAGCGCACAAGAAGTTGAAAAGCGCCATCCTGATGCTGTCCATAAAACACAAGGCGGCNTGCGGATGGTTAACTATGATGATGCTACTAGTGCAGCGGCTGATAAAGGCCATTTTGCTGCGGGTGGCTCATCTATGGGTGGATTGGTTCCTGCAAGTATGGAGCGCCAACCATATGCTTACGGCGGCATAGGTAGCAGCCAATATCAATTTGGTTCAACGCCGTATGCCGATGATCCGTTAACGCAAGAAATGGCAACATTAGCTAAAATTACGCTTGGATCATATATTCCTCACATTGCTATTAGCGGCTCTGGCGGCGGGGTTCCGATTCCTCATGCACAACCATATCAAGAGCCTACATTTGATACATCCGGTATTTCTGGATTTGGCAAAGCTGCATATGATAAATATAAGAATATGTCGGCGGTAGCAGCTTCTCAGGCTGCTCAAGCAGGCGATCTTGCGGGTCTTGGGACTGACATTGGCAGTTATAGTCTTGGTTTAAATTATGCACATGGCGGATTAGTCCCGCGCAGCCATCATGCAGACGGTGACACGCCTCCTCAAGATAATACGGTTCCCGCTGATCAGGGCTTTCTTGGCGATTTAGGTTCATCCATATCCAAGGGTTTCGGCGGTTTATTTAGCACTCACGATCAGCCGGGATTGGCTGGCAATTTATTTAATAGCGGCAAACCATTATCTGATGATGCAAGAATGGCTTTGGCGGCT